AGTTCCAGTACCATCAGAAGCAGTTGTTGCAGCACTCACTCTAACTGAAGAAGTCCTTGGTGTTCCGGTAAAAATTGGTGAATTATTAGCAGGCATTTGTTTAAATCTCCTTTATATTATTTTTTTAAGGCATTAACATATTATATGTAGATGCAACAACTAACCCAAGACTTGGACCACTAGTTGAAGTCGTCGGAGAGGAAATACTAATATCAACAGTAGTTCCATTGGTTGTAAAAGTATTTCCAGTTCCAACAAAGTTTAATCTAGTTACAGGTCCGGAAGTAATAAGTGTTCCGTTGGAAGAAATGCCAAGGTTGAAACCACCAATTGCAGTGACAACACCGGAAGAATTAATACTTCTTACAACTCTTATGTCATTTTCATCAAACTGAATAGATCCAGTCGCAAATCTTGTTCCCGATGGGAATTGTGTTGATCCAATACCAATGGCATAATTACTCAACCAAGCATCAGTTCCAAGTCCAGCAAAAGTTCCCTCTTTGAACCACATAAACTTCTTATATGTGGCAGGGTTTGTTTCAATACCTGCGATGAATAATTGAGTTAACGGATTACCCTCTGTTGATGCAACTGCAACTCCACTATGATTTGCAGTGCTGTCAGTAGAAGAATCATTTCCAAGTGCATCAGTTCTAAAACCAAGAACGATGTCTGGATCATATATTTTTAATTCTGTTGTAAATAATGTTGCAGAACTTCCACCAATGGTAATATTACCATTGACGTTTAAGTTGCGATTGACCTGAAGATCTCTTGTAACTGTTAAATCTTGTGGTGCAGTTAATGCGTTTGGGAGACTGATGACTGGTGAAGAACCTTCTCCTGTTCCACTGGTAACTGTGACTTGATTTGAGGTTCCTGTAATGTCTTTTACATAATCACCATAAGTATGAGTTCCAAGTCCAACAGAATTCAAAGTAACACTTGATGCTGTTGTTGCAGTTCCCGTAAGAGAACCGACAAATGTTGTTGCTGTTACAACACCAGTAAAGTTTCCATCACCTTGAACTGATAGTTTTGATGTTGGATTTGTATTGCCAAGACCAAGATTACCACTTAAGTAAGAACCACCAGTAACTTGAAGTTTCTGGGATGAAGTTCCTGTTTCTGTTATTCCACCAATTAATATATTTTGGTTTGAAGTAATTCTTGTTACTTCTACAGAATTACTATAAAATTCTACCTGACCATCGGCAGAACTATACATTCCGGAGTCATTGTCTCCAATTCCATGGAATCCATATCCGTTATTATTGACACCTAATCCACCAGGAGCACCACCTCTTGCTCTGAAAGAATTGGCAGTAGAAACACCTACAACAAGAGAATCTCCTGTTACGGTAAGTTTTGATGTTGGGTTTGTGGTTCCTATACCAACGTTAGAAAGTGTATTGATACCTACACTAGTCAAAGACCAATAATTTACTCCTCCTCCCCCTCCGCCGCCCGTGGGAAGATTTGTTAATCCAGATCCATCACCAACAAAGGCATTTGCTGTAACTGTTCCAGTATCAGTAATACTTAATCGTACTGCACCATTTGCAGCAGTTGCATCATCTTCTTTAAAGATTCTAAATTCATTAGAGGGACCATAATTATCAATACTCCAACGATAAGAAGAACCTGGTTGACCTCTAAGAATAATTCTATTATCTGAAGTTGAATTTTGTAGAATTGATATTTTACCAAGAACTGACAGACCAGAATCTGTTGGATTTGTGGTTCCAATACCAACATTGCCAGCGGTAAAATAAGTGTTATATGTATTCGTTCCTGTTCCTACCGACCATGGGTTGATGGTAATTATGGTAGAACCAATACCAACTGCACTTCGATCTTGTTGTATAAAAACTTTTCCATCATATGTGTTGATGGCTAATTCCCCTAGTTCCAAACTAGTCGTTGTAGGAATTTTGCCGGCAACAGCCGATCTTTTAATCTTAATCTTTGGATCTGCCATTCAATACCCTCATGGTGGTATATACCTTTGAAACTCTTATATAAGAGTTTTTATTATTTATTGAAAATCTTCTTCCTTATTTGTTCTTTTTGTCTTCTTTTGCAATTCTGCAACAGTTTTTGTTAATTGTTCTACCTGAGTTTCTAATACAATATTTTGATTGAATAACTCAAATGATTTTTGTTGGTACTTTGCGAGTACAGCTTTCATGTCATCTTCAGTCATAAAAAAAGAGGGAGAATGAACTCCCTCTATTTAGATTATGAAGTTAGATTCAGAAAGAACCTGCGTCAATCGTGATGTTTTCTAAAGTTCTTGTGGTTCCAGAACAATTGATAACTTGTGATGATCCAGCGCAGTCATTAATCCATAGAGAACCAATTTCAAGTCCTGCATAAGAAGAGAAAGTAATTTGTGGATTTGTTGTTCCTGTTCCACCACTATCACTTATGGCAGATGCTAACTTAAATCTTGCATCTCCCTGTTCCCAGATAAGTGCAGATTTCTTTGCAGATCCATCATGATAATTGAATAGAACTCCAAGATCCCAAGTAGTTGATGAAGATGGTGCTGCACCATCAACCATACCAAGTTCAATAGTTCTATCTTCAACTGACATTGAAGATGTATTGACTTGGGTTGTTGAACCATTAACATAAAGGTTTCCACCAACTGTCAAATCACTATTCGTTGCAACAGCACCAGTTGTATTGGTGATAGTAATTGCAGTTGTTCCATCATTTGCTTTCAAGTTTGTTGCATTAACTGTTGGAGTAGTTAATGCAGTCGTAACAGTAACAGAGTTTGGTAGTCCTACTGTGATTGTTTGTCCAGAAGCACTGGTTTCAATCTCATTTGCAGTTCCAGCGACTGTCAGAGTTTGTGATGTAGAAACAGAACCAGTTCCACTATCACCAGCAATTCCAGTTGTTAAATCAATGTTACCAATTTGAGTCCCAACGTAATTAATTACTGCGGAAGAATTGGGAACAGAGGAAGTTGATGATCCAGTAGAAACTGATGATGAGAACTGGGTAATTCCTACTCCAGTTCCAACTGTAAATGTATTTGTATTTGGATTGTAGAGTAGTTCAGCATCAACTCCTACAGATTTTGAATTTCCTGAACCATCAACAAGAGTAATATAATAGTTTTGGTTTGTTGCTACACCAACAACATCAACGTTTTGTGCTCTGGTTGCAGTTGTTGCAGTACCAATGATTGAGCCATCAACAGTTACATTACCTGTAAAATAACCATATTGAGTGGTGAATGTATTAGTACCTGGATTGTAGTAGATACCGTCATCAGTATAGACTGTCTCATTCGTTGCAGAACCATTGTGACTGTCAACGAAGGTTACATAATAATTTGCTGCATTGTTGCTTGCAGTAACAGTCTTAACTTGAGTTGCACTTGATGCATTTCCAGTTAAAGCGCCGTAGAAGTTTGTTGCACTAACTGATGTATCACCTACAGTAACACCAGAACCAACAGCAAGACGAACACCATTTGCCATGTTGGTGGTGCCAATGGCAACACCATAGTTAAAGGCAAATGTATCAGTACCAAATCCAAGCGTTCCTTGCTTGAACCACATCATCTGCTTGTATGTATCTGGAAGTGTATTAATTCCAGAAGCAACAAAAGAAACTAGTGGGCTACCTATCGTAGAAGCAATCGCAACACCTGCATGGTTTGCGGTGTCATCATTAGGTGATGTTACGGTGGTAAATCCAAGAATAATGTCTTTGTTTTCAATATAAACATCCTGACCATATAATGTAACAGATGTTCCACCAATGGTTACATTACCTCCAACATTTAATGTGCCACTGATATCAACATTTCCACTATAAAATCCGTCTTTCCATCTCTGTGAAGTTGTACCTAAATCATAAGTATTGGTAATATTTGGTACAAGATTGGATACAAATTCACCAGCGACATTGATATTATCCGTATTTCCATCACCAAGATTAATTGTTCCACCTTCAAATGTAACAGCACCAACAAAGGTGGAAACACCAGTTGCTTTGAAGTTTCTAGTTACAATATCTTCACCGACAGTCGAACCACCAGTAACTTGAACTCCACCAACAAAGAGTTGATTATTGATATAAACGTTACTTGTATTAAATGTGGTAACACCAACAACGGTGATTAAATCTGATCCAGAATCACCCAGAGTTGCATTACCCGATACTGTAAGTGCTCCACCAACGATAACATTATTAGGAAGGCCAATTTGAACCTGATTATTAGTTACCGCAGTTTCAATTTCATTTGCAGTTCCCGCAAAAGTTAAAGTTTCTCCAGTACTGAATGTGTCTGTTCCAGTGTCTCCAGATATTGAAAAACTTGATGCAGATGGTGAAACGAAAGATAAAACTCCTGAACCATTTGTGGTTAATATTTGGCCATTAGTTCCATCTGCTCCTGGAAGTGTAAATGTTGTAATTCCAGAAAGAGAATCTGGAGCCTTTAAAGTAACATATTGAGTACCATTACTTGTACCCTCTACAAAGTTTACACCACTACCAGTTGCAGCAGTGCCCCTTGTCCAATAACGATGTGAACCAAAGAATTTATTGTTTGATGAGGTACTATCAATACCGACATATAGGTCATATGAGTCGGTTGTAAAACCAGGTTCACCTGCCCTAAGTCCTGGCAGATTAGCAAGAAGACCTCTCTTTATCTGTAAAACAGGAGCAGCCATCTTTTCTTACACTATTTTTTATTATTTATTGATTTAGAATCCCCCTGCGTCCAAATCAATCTTATCATCTAGATCAATATCCAATTTGTCTACAAAATCTGATGGTAAACCAGGAGAAATTGGTTCCGTTGTAGCCTTGGAAAGGACTAAATCAGGATTAACTGTTTTATATTTTTGTGTTGCTGCATCATACATGATCAAATAACTATCCTGCACACCAGTTGAATCAAAATCTGTCAAATCTGTAAGACTGCTTGCCACTGAATTTGCCTCCGCAGATACACTAACTTTGTATTTTGGTGTAGATTTAAGTTTTACACTAAAAGAGTTTGTAGATTGAGTGACTTTGATAGTCATGATGATACCGTATCGTTGACTATTGCTGTGCCTTCAAATACTTTTTGTACTTTTCCAGTTCCTGATTGTGTGATAATCACATCATAATAATTTCTACCAGCAGTTAAATCTGCAGTTACAGTTGAACCCATAGAAATTTTAATTTCACCAGTTGCAACAGTAATAGATGTTGAAAATGATTTAGAACTTGATGCTGTTGGATGTTTTCTTATTTTTGCTGTTGCTGAATAATTTGACAATGAGAATACAGAACCATCAGAATTTGAAACATTAAAGGTCGCTTCAAAGCTAGTGCCTTTATCAATCGTTAAATTTACTGCAGGAACTGCCATTTTGATTTTTTAAATATTTATCTTAACTATGGTTTTTCTGGCCAAATAACTTCATCAGGGAATGTTGGTTGTAGAGTAATATCTCTAAGTTCTTGGCGATATTCTTTCCAAGCATCTGTGATTGTAACGTCGGAAAGTGCCATCCAATCAGTTTCTTGCAGTAGAGAATTACGTTGTTCTCTGATTAAAGATGCCTTACGAAGTGGTTCTTCTGCAAGATTTTTTGATGACATGGC